TCAAGAGAATTAAGAGGTTGTTTCATCTCTTCGTCTTTAAAAGCAACATTCAATAGTAAGTTTGCAAACAATTTAAAATAGCTAACAATGTCAAAATTAGGGCTTGCATATAAAATAGCCTTGATAGCCTTGGCATCCAAACCATTTTCATTTTCTATTTGTTCGCTTGCTTGTTGTTTTGATAAAGATTGTGTCATACCAAAAATAGCTTCTATAAACTTCTTTTTTAGCAACAAGGTTTTATCCTTATCTTTATAAGATGGTGCAGACAAATAGATTTTATCTAGATCAATAAAAGAATTTTTATCACCATCTTTAAATTGAACTTTGATAGAATTTTGTAAATCAAAAATAATTTTATCTTTCATACTAAATTGCAGGATCGCCTTTAAACATATACTCAACAACTTCTAGATCTTCAATTTGTGGTAATTTTTCCATTACACAGCCTGAAAAATTTTGATTTCTAAACGAAATTGTGTTGTTGTCGCCATTATTATAAAAGCTTGTAAATAATTCGATATTTTCAGGGGTTGCTCTTACTGGGACACTAATAATGCTAATATTAGTCGAAACATCGCTAGTAATTAATTTTGAGCCATTAACTTGGCTAAAAACATTTCTTGTAATAGAGCCAGCTTCAATTTTAACTTTACCTTCATAAGCTATCGGTGTTCCGTTAATAACTAAATTGCCTTGTTGTAATATTGCCATAAATTTATTTATTCAAAAGTTGGAGTAAAATTAACTATAAATTCTCTTACTTGTGTTATGATATTAGCAATCGATTCTGCTGTTATCTTGCCATCAATTAAGGTTATAACTACTGATTGATCTAATGCATCAACAAAAGCTTTTAATTCGCTATCGCCAGCTCTTAACAATACATAATTATTATTATTAGTTTTATAGCCTGATAATGCACCATAATATTTTTTCATAAGGTTAATAAAACCTTCTTTATTTATCATAGCCCGCCCAGCTATCAATTCGCCAGTTGTTAATCGTCTACCAATTAAATCAGCTTTTAAATTGTTAAATACATATTCTCTAATAATAGTCAATGTATCAAAATAATTGACATATTTAAAAGTTTTATCGACTTGACCTTGTGCATCAGTTTTATAAGTAGTCATTGCTTCGTTAATAATGATACTTGTATTAGAAGGGTTGTTTCTTAATAAAGTTAAACCGCTATTTGCAAGCTCATCAGCTTCAACATCGCTAAAATCATTGCCACTTTCGATAATAGGTAAGCTATAAACAGGAGTTCCAGCATAAGGAACACCACCATAATAATTGCCACCGACTGTTTCACCATTAGTTGCGAAACTTGAAACATTCGCACCAACTGACAATCTTAATTCTCTAATACCAGCAAAGATTGATGCAATTACAAGTGGGTTTTCAATAATAGCTCCACCTTTTAATTTTGTTGCAGAGATTAGTTTATTAGAAATACCACAAAGTGTTTTTTGGTTTAAGCCATCTGCAAAAGTGTTTAGATTAGCATAAGTATCTACTTTACAAAATACACCAAGTCCGTCAAGAATTTTATTATCTACATTAAATCTTGCTTCGGTAAATGTTGATAATGTAGAAGTGCCCCACTCGGCAGGATAAACAATAGTTGTAAATCTTTTATCTACAATCGGATCGAATAATGAAGTTAAAACAGGGTTTGTTGCACCACTTGACATTGCGGTTATTGTTGCAGTTATGCCAGCAACAGAGCCATCAATAGCAAGAGAGATTGTGTTACCTTGTGTGCCATCATTTACAGCAGTTAATGCAACTGAACCAGTAGTATTTACAGCGGTTACAGGCGAATAAGTATTAGCAGTAATTGCAGTCTCTAATTTACCACCAATTACGGTTGCAGTATCGCCAACAGCAACAGCAATTTCGTATTTACCATTAATTTTTGAATCAATGTAAATAGTTAATGTGCCTACTGCGGTAGCAGTGCCTGAAAAAGCAATTGAGCCAGTTGCCGCAACACCAGAAGCATTATCGGTTAAACCAATTGCAGAAACTTTTGGCTTAATTTTAGAAACCGATAAAGTATCAATTAAAGATCTTCCAGCTTTTGCAATTTGTGATTTTGCACCGAATAAATCGTTGAATTCTTTTTTACTTAAAATACCTTCTTTAAGCTCACCGCTAGAAGCAGTGCCACTTATCATACAACCTACTAAAAGAATTGAGCGGTCGCCTGCATCTTTTGCGGTTAATGCTGATCTAATATTAGATGTTCCTCTTGGAAATGATTGTCCCATTATTTACCTTTTTTTTGAGTTGATATAACTTGATTGATAACCTCAATGCAGTTATCAATAGCAGAATCTTTTAATCTATTTCGCCAAAATAAATCTGTTGGCACTCCGTCTTCATCGTTAATTTCAATGATGGTATCTTTTAGTAATTGACCCTGTGGAGTTCTTAAATTTTGGTTTAATTTTATTTGCATAACAAAATAATTTTTAATATAGTTATATTGTTTATTTTTGTTAATTTTTTGCAAGGCAATAAACTATGATTTTATCTAGTATTTAAATCATAATCTAAACCTTGCTCTATAAATAAACCTTCGACCCTTTGTAGTGGAACTCCCAAATCATAATCGGTAGTATCGCCAACTTGAATAAACCCTTGCACTACAAAATCAAATCTATGTGTATAAGTAGCGGTTATATAATCATCAGCTTCATCGCCTACATACTGACAAGGTTGCATCTCTTCATCAGTTAAATCACTTTCAAAAATATAATTAGCTAGTGCTTTTAATATTGGTTTTAAATAACCTTTGGCATTATCGGCAATATCGCCACCAAGAATTGATGTTGTTGCTGGTATAACTACATAAATACTAAAACTTTGCTGTGCAGAGTTCCAGTAGTCTTCATTTGTTCTTTTTGCAGTTGACGAGTCACCCACGACAGTATCATTTCTATAAGCTTGGTTTTGCCCCATAACAACATAAAGCCAAGTTTGTAAAACTCCGCCCAATCCTGCTGTATAAAACTCTTGTATTCTTTGCGGTGTTGCAGAATGTGCTATTCTAGTTGCTGTGCTTACTTTTATTGTGCCTTGTGCTGGTGATTGCATTGCACCAGTTGTTGTATAGCTAAACGAAGTATCTGTTATTTTAGTTATTTGTTTATAGCCATTATATCCGTCGTAATCGTCAAGCAATAGATAACCACCATTGACATTGGCAGGGTTGCCACTTACTTTAAATGTAAAAATTAATTTACTTGGCACACTTACAAGCTCCCAAGTTCCATTAAATCCAACTGCTCCTGATATTTCAATGTTAATTGGCAAAATCTGTGGAGCGAATAAAGATGGATCGCTTAATTTGTGATCTGTCAATGCTGTTGCTGTGGCAATACCATTGGAAAAAGTTATTGTGCTTAATGCAATAGGTTCTTTTGCACCTTTTATAGTTACATAATCACCAGTTAGTAAATTGTGATTAGTTGCCGTCGTGCAAGTTATTATCGAACCTGCCCTTGTTAATGATGAGGCATTAATAATACTTGAAAAATCATTGGTATATTTTGGCAAAATATTTTTTAACCTGTTAACAACTTGAATACCTTTCATTTTTTGCCCCCTAGCACTTGTTTTAATTTAATATCAATATTTCTTTTAATCTTATCTTTATTTTTCATAACAGTTCTTTTAAACGGCTCTCTTGCTTCTATTTTTGATGTTCCCTCTTCTAAAAATTTTGCATACTCTGGTGCATTTTCGTTTGCCCCAAACTCTAATTCTCTATTGCCTCGAACAGCAAAATCAACTGACTTTCTAAATTTACCAGTTATTACAGCTGGTGTTTCGTTTGGTGCCGAGGCTGTGTGTAGTTTAGGTTTTTTTAATTTACTGCCACCAATTCCTTTATATACCTTATAGCCTTTGCCACTTTTAGGGGCTTTCATATCTTTATTTAGATCTGCAACCAATTCTTTACCTGATATATAGAAACCTTGGCGAATTGCTTTTGTTAATTCGACTGGCATTTCGTAAAGAAACTTTAATGTTTTTTGATTTTGTGAACCTTCTTTTACTTTTATCATCTTTTATTAGCATTGATTGTTTTATCGCCTTTTTCAATACTTCTTAATCTAATAATTTTATCGTCAATATCAATATTATCGGTATTTACAATTTTATAATAAATATTTTGATACTCAATCCATAATTGCTTATCTAATGGTATTGATGAGTTGTAGCGAACATAAAAATCAGTGTTAATCCCTTTTTCAATATTAACTCCATCTATAAACTCTTTTGCTGTGTTTGTTTTTACCATCGCCCAAACTGTTGCTATTGTTGTAAAGCCAACTGTTGCCGAACTATTAGGGGCATTGTTTGGAATAATTGCAGTAGTTAGAATTTTAATTCTTTTATCAAAATCACTAGTGCAAATCTTTTTTACATTTTTCTTTATTGATTGGCATTTCATAAAAAGAATTTTTGTGGTATAATGTAAGGGTAAAATAAAGACTTAAAAAGAGAGTTGTTTTCAATTACACAATCACCTGAGTTTTCGTAAAGATAAGCACAAACACTTAAACAAGCTTGCTTGATAGCTTCTGGTCTGTTAGGGTAATCGGCTTTAAATGTAATTATAACTGCTTGCTTACGATCGTAAGTATTTGGGAATTGTTTATCTTTTTTTATATAAATATATGAGTAATACTGGTCGTCAGTAAAATAATAATCATTAGAGTTTAATGTTTGTAGTGTGTTATCTATATCGTAATATTGTATTGATGTGATTGATTTTAGTTTGCTTTTTTTCACTTCTATTCCGTTGCATTGTGGGAATTTATCAAGATATAACTTAAATTCTTTTTCGACAAATTCTCTGCCAGTTATATTCTCGCCAATTTGCCTAGATACTTTGATAAATGGTGTCAAAATATTATCAAAATCAGTGCCATCAATTCGCAAAAATGTTTTTATTTCGGCAAGTGTTAAAACTTCGGTTGTGGCATCTGTTAATAATACTATGGATTGCATATAATTTTTATTATTCTTTGACCCGCTTCGGCAGAACTTGAAACTAAACGAATATAATTAAAAGGGTTATCGTAATTACTTTCAACTTCAATAAATTTGCTAGGTGCTACTTTGATTTCTTTTGCAGTTCCTGAGCTTGAGCCATATAATTGATAAAAATTAGTGCCATCAAGTGAACCTTCGACAAACAATTTAACACCAGTAAAAGCACTGGGGATTAATACACCAATTAAATGAGTTCCACCAAGTTCGTAAGCAGTGGAGGTTGTGCCACCATTTGGTATTACTAATTCTACAAATTCTCTTGTGTTTTGAAAATTACTCGGCATTTTTATTTACTTTTTTTGTTTTAAATTGTTTATTTTCTAAATTGTCTATTGCTTTATTTTCTAGTTCCTCAATAGTTTCTTCTGTATCTTCTAAATTGTCTATTGCTTTTTCACCCCAACCCTCTTTTAAAAATACTTCGGCTAATTCGTCGTAAATATCATAAATCTCACCTTGTAAATACTCAAAACATTCGGTGCCAGTTTGATTTTTTGAGGCTGTGGTAGTTTTTAAAACTTTAATTTCCATATAAAAAAATTTAATTGATAAAAAGAGGGGCTTTTACACCCCTCTTTTTAATTTATGCAACTGGTGCAGATTTTGGATGTCCAAGAATAACAGAAATACCAGCAGTTAAGCCAGTTGTTACACTTGTTGAAACTAAAGATACTTTAACATATCTTTTTTTTCCAATATAACCAAATCTTGCACGAGATTGAGCGGTTAAAAGAGCGGCGTCAGCCTCTAATCCAATCAAATCTTCATCGGCAACAGATCCATTATAAGAGCCTGAAACATCACTTTCTTGAAGAAGTGGGGTTACAGTTCCGTCGGTTCTTGCACCAGTAATAACTTCAATAGTTACTGATTCATAACCTTGTGTATCAACCTCAACACCAGCAGTTGTGGTGTTGCTTGTAATTGCTGCGATATTAAGACCATTTACAATCTTAATATCATTTTTTAGGTCTCTACTAGCCATAAAATATTCTCCTTTTTAAATTAATTATTATGCTGAAACTTTAAGCTTTCTCAAGCCTTCAGTTAAAACAACCTGTCCGCCAGTTCTTTTATAAACAATAAATCTTCTTTTGCCTATAATTGCCTGAGTGTATGGATCTTCAATCAATTCAAAATTGACATTATCTACAATGTAATAACATTTACGATAATCGCCAAGAATAATTGGGAAAGTTCCAGCTCCTACATTCGGCATATCATTAGCCAAAACATAAGGAACACCAGCGATAGTGTTTGGCATATCACGGCTACCAAGGCTAGGAACGAATAAATATTGACCGTATGTATCTTTTAATGTTCTAACATGAGAATTAAGAGTTTTGCGGTTTAACATCCAAGTTAAATTATAGCCTGTTGGGATTTCGCCTTGTATTGCATAAAGAGAATCACCAGTTAAAGCCGTTGCACTTCCCGTGTTAGTTTCGCCAATTCCTGAAGCCGATAATAATCCCAATGGTTTATTAACACCGTTTCCGCTAATAAAAGCTGCACCTTCTAGTCTTGCCATATCTTCGGCAATATCACTAGTGATTTCATTTCTCATATTGAAAGCAGAATCATTCAATAATTCAAAAGAAATATCAGTATAAACCATCAATTTTTCAGCTTTGATAGCGTCTTTTCCGTAAGTTGAATTAGATTGAGTTGAAGTTTGAGCTTCTCCTACCCATCCACCAGCAACTAAACCAGTTCTTTTTGGAAAACTAATTTCTCCTCCTTTACTGTCACCAATGGTAATAACTCTAGCAACCGAACGAACTGGTGAAACCTCGGTAATTTTTTTAATGATTTCATTTGCATATTCGGCAGGAGCTAAATAACCGCCGTCAGTATTATCGCCTTGGCGAAGAAATTTAACTTCAGGATTGACTGACATTTTTACAGCACCTTTAATTAAAAGCTCTTCAAAAGATTTTAACTCTTGAGTTTTGGCTTGTTTTTGATCTCCACCTAAACCTCTTTTAAGATCGGCTTCAATTGAATTAAGTCTATTTTCTAATTCTTCGGCTCTGTTAGCTTTTTCTTGAATTTCTTTAAATTTAGCTTGATTTTTTGCTTCTTGCACATCAAGTAAAGAGTTGATTTTGGCTTCTTGCTCAGGAGATAATTTTCTAGTTTCATCTCTTAGTGCATTTAAAGCCTCTATGTGTTTTTGTTCAAAATCTGACATATTGTTTTATTTTAAATTTTTAATGAAATTGTTTAAATCTGTGATGATTTTTTGTTTTACATCAGCATCTCGCTGATTATCTTGGCTAGCATCTCGCTGGCTTGAGAATTCTTTTATTTTACTTATTAGTGTTTTAGCTTCGTTGTTTGAGAAGCCGTTAGCTTTAAGTGTTTGCTCTATGTCTCTTTCGGTATCAAAACATTTAATAAGAGGGCTAACAATTGAATCGTCGCTAAACTCGTCAGCCATTCTTTTATATAATTGGTTTATAACTGGTTTAATGCGGTTTTTATCAGTATCAGTTATATCAACACCGCCTCTTGCGCCGTTTAGTATGCCAGCAATTGCAAAAATAGCTCTTGGTATAATATGAGGCTCACCATTAATAATATCGGCAAACAATAATTTATATGATCCAAACAAATCTGCATTCTGTCCATCATAATACATAAAATATTTACGATAATCTTGACTTGGTGCTTCGATTGAGTTTGTATATTCTCTAATTCTTTGCTCTGCTTGTGTGCCGTCCCAACTTCTATCTCTTGGTGCTAGTGGTAGCTTAGCAGTGCCAGCAAATGATTTAAAACCACTTACTAGGGCTTGTGAGTTCATTGCTTTTGTTACTAATGATACCTCAAACAAATCAATTTCTTTTAACAATCTAATGCCATCTTTTGCCATATCATAATTTTTAGTAAAAAAACCGATTGACATTTCTTTTATAGATCCAACTCTCATTTGTGGAATAATCCGCCCAGAAACCAAGGTGTCATCTTTTGGTAAATTACCTTTAATAAACAATCCCTTATCATCCTCATATAATTGCACCGATACTCCAATAACTTCGCTCATTTGGTGTTGCCATAAAATAGGCACTTGTGAATTTTTAGCTAACGAATTAGAAAAAGCACCACGGATAACGACATCATCGCCGTGATCTATGTTATTAAAAGTTGATGCATAACCTTCAAAAGTAAAAATATTATTTTCTTCGGCAGTCGCCTTTACTTCAAACGGAAATGATTTTATTTCTTTTTCTATTTTCACAATTTAAAAATGTTAATTTGTATTGACAATAATTTGTATATCTTTAAATTTATATTGTTTTATATTTAAAAATCATTACAAAAAACTATGAATATCAATATTAATATTAAATTTAACGGCTCTTATTTATTTTTTAGATGGGTTTTGCAACACTATAAAAAGCAATTACCTTATAATGGCGAGGTTAAGCAGTTTGCTATTGAAAACAATTACTGCCCTAAGATATGCGACCAGTGGAGGAATTATGGAGTTGGTTATAGAGTTTGGAATTTACTATATAAAGACTTGATTATTAGTTTTTTGATGGGTAAAATAGATAATCCAAATATTTATGAGCTTGAAAAAAAATTTTTAGGCTTAAAACAAAAAAAATAATTTACTTATCTTTGTATCTTTCCCAAATATTAGTAGACCAAGTCCTGCCTGCATCACCTCCCCATAAATCCCAAGCAATCCGCCAAGTTGTAGGTTCGCCATCTCTAAACTCGTAATGAGTTGAGCGATAATTTCCGTGCCTAGAAAAAAAAGAATACATTCTTTTAACTGTCGATAGTGTTAAATTCTCTCTATTTTTTAATTGATTAGCTCTTTTAACTCCAACAGCTGTTCCACCCCTGCCATATTTTCGCCTCCATTCTAAGGCTCTCGCTCCTGCTGTTGCCATCGCTTCGGTAGGCTTGAAAGTTTCGGTTGCTTTTGCTTCAAACGATTTTTTACCAAACTTATTAGAATAATCGGCAATACAACGACAGCCAATTGACTCCTCGGCTGGCAAGTTAGGATCTCTTGGGAATTTTGCACTACTACCGCCAACTAAAAAATTATCATTAACATTGACCTGTTGAAAATCAGCTTGTGCATGTGTTATTCTAGTTCTTTTATCAAGCAAAGCCACCCAAGTTTTAAGCACTTCAATTGGCTTGCCGTCAATTTCTAATTGTGTATCGTCTATAAGCTCACCCTCTTCTTGCCTAGTCCAGCTTTCGGTTAAACCAACAACTTGTGAGGCGATTAATTGAGTTCTTGCTTCGCTTTTATCAAGTAAGTTTATTTTAATATTTCTTGCAATAATAATCCACTCAGGCAAAGCCTTTTGATTGTTAAACTTAATTTCTTCTTGTGATATTGCTAACAATATTTCTTTTGCATTTGTTTCGGTTATATATTTTGCTTGTCTTTCACTTTCATTAGCGGTAAAAAATGTAGCGGACTCTTGAAACTGTGTATTGACTTCTTTTAATTTTTCTTTTACTTTTGGATCTGTAATCTCTTTTGTTTCAAAATCAATGCCAAAGTTTAAGCCTTTTTGTTGTAAATCTTCTCGCAAGGTAAAGCCAAACTCTTTTATTGTTTTTCTCATTACATCCCTGACCTCTTTTAAAAACTCTGGGTAATAATTATTTGCCAACTCACTAGAATTTATATTGCCATTTTTACGGTAAATACTTTCGGCATCATTTGCCATATTTTTAAATATAGCCTTGATTTTAGGTATAGAATTAGCTTCTAGCTTTCTTTTGCGAACATCAATTTCCATAATATTCTTTTGCTTTTAATTCTATATACTCATCACTATAAAATCTACCACCATCTTGTTTTTGTTGAGATTTCATTATTTTTATAAACTCGCTTTTTGCCATAGGCTCGTCTCTATTGTCTTCAGTGTTTATGTCTTCGCCTACTGGCACTAGATTAGCTGGCTTGTATATGGCATCACCACCGCTTATTGCTTCATAACCAATCATTGCTCTAATTTCGTTATCACTTAATACACCAGTTTGGCTGGCTATCTTTGCATTTTCAAACTTTCTTGTTTCAAGAGCCTCAATTGCCGATTCATCAAAAGAATATTCTAGCTCTTCGGTTCCAGCATATCTTGTAAGTAATTTTGCAGATAAAAATTTTAATAATCTTTTAAGGACTGGTATTACAGCATTATCATAATAAGCATATTTAGAAGCATCCATATTAGAAAATGTCATA